CATCAGTGTCGGTTAGGTAGTTAAACGCATCTGAACCGAAATTCATTATATCATCAAAAATATCAGCCATTAATCGTCCCCAATAAGTTTTAATAATGTATCATTTAAATTACTAACTTGTCCACCTCTATTGTAAGGTGTTTGATAAAAAGCCTCTTGACCTGCATCACGAAATATACTTTCAAACTGGTAAGGTGCTCCTATTTTAGCTAATTCCACTGGTTTTAAAGGCGTGAGTTGTTGTGGTTGTAGCCCTTGATACAACTGTTTTGCTAAGTCCATTTGCTGTCCTCTTTTTGCTGCTACGGCTCTTCTTCTAGCTTCATCTTCTACTTCTTGTTCATATTGTTGCATAAAATCAGTTTGTTTATCAGATATAGTAGATAATTGATCTAATAATTGTTGATTAGCATCTTGTGTTGTAGCAAATAATCCTGTGGCTTGATCTGTATCTGTGGCAGGTTTGCCTAATATATCTGCAACATCAGTTATATTTTGTCCTTGTGTACCAAGAGCGTCTGATAAAATATCTAGTTGATCTTGTATTTCAGATCCTTTTCTTACATCTTCTATTTCTGCAAAAATACCTGTAGCAGGATCAGTATCCGTAGCAGGACTACCAATCATATTTTTTAATACGTTAAATCTAGCTTCTGGTAATGCTTCTTCTACCTTACCACCAAGCAAAGTTTGATCGTATTGACCCATAAGTTTTCTTGCATCTTCAGGTAAAACGTCTGAAAGACCTGCATTTTTAAATGCCTCAAATGCCTCTGTTTCCGTTACTAATTTAGGGTCTACATACTCACCTACGGACACTCTTTGTTTTACTTCTTCTGTTTGACCAACAAAATTATTTATTTCATCATCTGTAGCAGTGTAACCTAAAGCATCAAAATAAGATTTAGCCTCATCAAATGAGGTCATGCGTGGATCTACATACTCACCAATAGCTTTAGCTTGTTCTGTTTCTGCTATTTGTGCTGTAAATTGTGCAACTTCTTCGTCTGTAGGTGTGTACCCTAAATCTGTAAGATATTTACGAGATTCTTCTTTTGTTACGGCTGTAGGATCTAAATCTTTCCTAGCCTGTTCTAATAATGTAGACTCATCTTTTTGCCCTACATATTGATTTATCTGCTCATCTGTAAGGGTAACGCCCTCTGATGCAGCTATATTTTGTATTTCTTGTTTATCAACAAATCTAGGGTCTATATAAGCATCAAAATCAGTGTTAAATTGCTCACTTGATGATTTACCTACAAATCTGTCAACTTCAGATTGTTCAGGTTTATAATCGCCAAATTCTCTATATTTATCATATACTTCTTCTGAACCTATATACGCATCGTCATAATACGTATTCATTATGTTTGACGTTATATTACTGTCTATGCCTAAATCTGTTAAATTTTGCTCTAAAACAGACATATTTTCTGTTGTTTTATCTGTATTTCCTATGACACTACTAACTTCAGGATTAAAATTAGCTATGGCACTAGATACAAAATCTCCAGTTGTAATAACATTTAACTTATTTTCTACTGCATTATAACCCTCTACAGTGCCGTATATGGTAGCAGACGTACCACCACCAGAAATCATGCCTAATACAGTATTTGCTGTTACATTACCGATTGTATCTCTTTCAGGGTCTATTTGTACTAATTTGCTTTCTGACCATGCTTTAGGTAATCCCTCTTCAAAACCTTCTTGTACAGTTTCTTTGCCTATTACTTCAAATGCTTCTGATATATTGCCTTTTTTCTTGCCACCAAATATAGCCTTCTCAAAATCATTACCTTTTAATACTTTACCTGTAGCTAAAGTTGTTATAGCAGATATAGTCCCTGCTTCTTTTGCTAAATCAAACGCATATTCTGTTGCTTGTTCTTCATTCATGCCTGATTTTATAGCTGTTCTGTAGGCTTCATCAAAAGTTTCTACTGCTGTACCACCAAAACCTTCTGCCATACTTGCAGTAACAGATGTGCCAACACCAACTTTCATAGCTATGTTTTTAGCGTAAGCCTCGCCACCTTCCATTAAGACCTTTTTAGCAACATTGGCTGTTCCGCCACTTAATAATAACAAAGGCACTTCTTGTATAACTTCTTTTGCTATGTATTCTGCTGCAAAAGTTAGTGGTGCTTCAGATGCACCTCCATATATAGCTTTTGTGGTCTCCCATGCTCTTTCAAACCAAGGTGCATTAGGGTCTATATTTTCTCTTAACGCAGTTATTGTATCTTGTATTTTTTCTACATTATTTTTATATTCTTCTGTTTTAACATCATCACCTAGTTTTATTAGATTTCTAGCAAATTGACCTACGGCTGTAGTTTCAGGATTTACATTTGCTAATACTAATAAACCATTAAAACTTTGTATAAGTTCTCCACCTGCACTTAATACAACACCTGCTGTGTCTTTTAAAAAGTCTGGTGCATCTTCTGTTTTTGCATATTCATATGCTTGTTGTATAAATGCCCATGTAGTGCTACCTAGACCAGCCTCTAAAAATTTTTTTGAGTCTTCATCTTGTATTTCTGCATATGTTTTTATACCTGCTTCAGTATTTGTTTCTAGTAATGTATCGGCTGTTAATAAAGGTAGTTGTTCTACTTTCATAAGCACATTACCATCTAAATCTTGCACCTCATACCCGTCTTTTATGGCTACATTCTGTACTATTTTATTTTCTTTAGGATCAAAATAAGGACTTGAATTACCTGCAGTTAATATTGCGTAACTAAGACCCCCATCTTCATTTGTAACAACTTTTGCATTGTTACTAACAATATCAGCATCGGTTACTCCGCTTTTATCTATGTCATCATTTTCATATTTAGACAAAGCATGATGAACCGAACTAACAAATTTTTGATTACCTATATATTGATCTATTTCAGCGTCTGTTTTTCCTTGTTGTTTTAACACATCCATAACAAGATCTTGACTTCTTAAATAATCTTGAGCTATTTGTTCTGCATAATTAGTAACATCTGCATTTTTAAACGCTGTAAGATTATTTTCATATTGTTCTGTTGCTATTTTCTCGACCTGTGCAACTGCGTTCTTACGTTGTTCTTTAGTTAAGTGAGTTAAATTTAAGTTTGCAGCATTTAGAGCTTTATTTAAAAAATTTTCTTTTTCTAATGTAAATGCTTTGTTGTATTCTTCTTCGTTTGTAACAAAATACTTATCTTTACCCTCTGTAAGCCAGTGATAATGTGCATCAAATTCTTCTCCTGCAGCCGCTGCATCATCATCTAACCCATTGTATTTTATATATTCATCAGGCACAAAAGCATCGTCTGTCAATGCTCTAACAATACCTTTATCTACACTTTGTTGCACAGGTACTAAAGCGTCATCTAGTTGTTCACCACTCGATACTAAAGTATCTTTTAATACGTTATATTCATCACGAAATGTATTTACACTATTTAAAGCTGCTTCAGACTCAGCTTTATATTTATCTAATAAAGGTTTAAAGTTATCTGCATAATCTTTATCTAACGCTGTGGTATACTCATTATATTCTTTAATAGCAGCATTTAAGTTATCTGCATTGCCTTGAGATGGATCACCCTCAAAAGTTGCTCTTAAAGAATCTACCTTACTTTTTAGCTGGTCACGAGTTTCAAACCTAGGAGTCATTTCATCAGCCACAGCGTTATAATTAGCCGCTGCAGTCTCGTAATCGGCCACAGCATCGTCTATCTGACCTACTTTATTTTCTAACGCTTCGTAGTCACCAGAAACTTTATCTATGGTGTTCCGTACATTTTTATCTATAGATTTATTTAATTCTTCAGAACCATATTTTAGAATAGATTTCATTAAAGCTGGTGTTACATCTTTACCAGTAAATGCTGCAGTTGTTGTGTTAACTATAGCATTAGTTATAGCTGCCATCTGCCCGTCAGTATATTTCCTAGAAGCCTTGTCTCCAAACTCATCAAAATAATAACTATCAGGATCAAGCTGTTGATGCACTAAATCTGCTGTAACAGTTCCTCTAACTATAGCACTAGTGATTAACTCTGGAGTGACTTCTCCTCCTGAAAGAGTAGCCGTCAAAGTATCAGATATAACATTCTTTGCTGCTTGTGGTAAATCTTTATACGCTGAGTTTTCTTCTAACTGACCTAAAGATGCACTTATACCTCCAGATATACCACCTTTTGCAAAAGCCTCTACAGGATCTTGTCCGTATACTATGGCTTGAGTGGCTCTTTGACTACCTGTTCCTATAACTGCTCGTGCTACAGCTTGTTGCCCTGCTGATGCACCTGCTTCTGCTGCTGATGCTGCTGCTTCTGATCCAGCATAAGTCCCTACTTTTGCTCCAACCTGTTGTGCTACATATGCTTTTGCTGTAGCTTCTAGTATATCACCTATGTCACCACCTTCCATAGCAACATCTGCACCTTCTATAAGAGGTATAGCCCAAGGTGCATAAACTGCGGCTGTTATAGTAGCTATGGTTTTTACAGGATCGTCTAAAGCTGCATCGACAACATTTTCTACAACATCGACAACAGGGTTAATTATGTCATCAACAAAAAAATCAGCAACGTCAGCTACATATTCTGGAACGTCATCAACAACAAAATCTTTAGCGTCATCAAATATTTCTATAACATCGTGCACTATGCCATACCCTTTAATGAGTCTTCACCTATCCTAGCAAACAAATAAGTTCTATCTCTATGAAATTTTGCAAATATTTCGGTATCTGTGTTTATTAATTTTCTTTTTATAATTTCATGCACTGGTCTAGCTGATTTACTAAGACCAGTAGAGTATCTATTTATCCCTTTATCTTGTAAATAAGCAAGATATTTTATAGAATTATTTACAAAATTTCTGCCTGTGTCTGAATTATAAACATACCCTGACATAGCTTTACTGGCTTTACCTTTTCCTCTATGTCCTATAAACACAGTATTACCAATTTGCGTAACATCTGCGTCATCCATACTAGACTCTCTAGCCACAGCTAGTAATTGAGCTTGTAAAGGAGTTTTTCTACCTGAAGTTTCTTCCATTGCCATAGCTAATCGGTTAGCAATAACTGTAGAAGTATCTAATAATTGTGTATTACTATCAACAACTGGCATCAACTAATCTCCAATATACTAGCAACAACATGTAATCTGTTAGCTGTAGCAGCCGTAACTTTTAGTATCTCTCCAGTTTGTACAACTAAGGGAGCTGTTAATAATTCTGCTGTAGCATTTGCACTAATAGATTTTGTTTTAAATAAACTAAAAGTAGCAGGAGATGACTCTGCATCAGTTATAGTAACAGTTATGGTGTCAGCGTTTCCTGAATCCTCTGATACTAATATAGATTTAACAATAGCTGTAGTTAGTGCAGGTGCAGTGTATAACGTTGTTTCACTTGTGCCTGTAAGATCTTTCTTTGCATTTACATATTTATTAGGCATTAGCTTAAAAACCAAGATGTAGCTTCGGCTCTGTCAGATATACTGGCGTTCCTTAAAGCTGTGTCTACTTGTAAAAAATACAAACGCAATACGTTATTTAATTGTATAAACGCTTGTTGTTCATAATCGTCTGGTGGATAAGGTAATGCAGGTGTTTTAAACCCTATACCATATCTCGTAATATCTACCATTATCGTCTCCCATCTGGTCGCATATCTAATCTAGGTGAACCTAATTGCCATGTGACCCCCTCTGCACTCGATTCTATACGCATAGACATTTGTCTAGCACGTATTCTAATATGTAATTGTTCTGTATATTTTTCTATGTCTGCAGCAGATGTCCTTGTTATTGTTGCATTATTTGACCCGCCCTCTGATGTAACTGTTTTATGTCCAGAACCAGAACTTGTTAATGGGTTTAAAGTCATAGTGACTACAGGACTATCTGCAGTAGAACCATCAAAAGTTATATCGGGTATTATTTTATTAACAAATGAGAATTGATGTCCGTCATTTAAATCAAATTCTGCAGATACTATATGTGCGGCTATGGCTGCTGTTGTGGCTGTTTCTTTGTCATCCACACCTAACTCATGATTTACTAACACGTTATTATATGTTGCTGCTAAAGGATTTTTTCTTAATCCAGAATCTAACCACGCTGTTCTACCCAATGAACCATAATACCAAGTTTTTTCCATATAATTATAAATAACATATCTATCTATGTCATTAGAGTTGCTGGTGCAATAATACCACCATATTTCGTGAAAAGACTCGTTAGTGCCAGAGTGCACTTGATCGTATTGTAATATATTAAAATCGTTAAATACATACTTTCTTACGTCACATTTTAATGGTTGCACTCTACCATCATATAAATAAAATTTATCAACGCCCATCCAGTAAGCTATGCCGTTTGCGTAAGACACAGATAATTGAGAAGATATAGATATGTTTTCACCAACTAATGTAGCTGTCCACACGGCAGGTGCACCAACGTATTGCAGAGAGTATAAAGAAGAATCTGTCCATACAAGCACCTCTTGTCGGGCTTGAGAGGCTGCAACTATTTTAGTACCACGAGATAATCTTAAACTACCTGCTTGATTTTCTATAGAAGGTGACCAGTTTGTTGCATCTTCTTGGTCAGACCACCTAATGAGAGTAGGATCAAGAATACCACTTCCTATAGGATTTGTACCCATGCAAAACACAAAACGACTTATATCTGATACTAATATTATGTTTTGTAGCAAGGGTACATCTGATGCACCAGACAAACTAGATAACTCCACAGCTCTGGTGGTAACGCCATTTGTAGCATCCCAAAAATATATACTACCTCCGTTTGGCCCAAATATTAAATGTTCACCGAAATGAGAATGACTCCATATACGCACTTCGTTTACGGAGGATTCACCAACACCCCAAGCACCAGCACCCCAACCACCAGCACCCCAACCTGTAAGAGGTATGGCAAAAGCAGAACCGACATTCACTTGATATGCCGCTGACACAGATCCACCCCCTGTGGCAGAAGATGAAGCAGCAGAAGACACTGTTATATTGTAAGTTGTGGCAGATACTATATCTATTTGAAACTCGCCAGTTATAGTTAAACCACCAACCGCACTACTACCACTAAATGTTACAAAATCCTCGTCAATAAACCCACCATTTGTATCTGTGACTAATACAGTTGTTGATCCAGATGTAGTGGTAAATGGATTAGTTAATGATTGAGTTGCACGTAAAGGTGTAACATCATTAAAATTACCACCTAACTCTATGTAATATTTTAAATTAGTGCCTACACCTACAAAGTTTTGACCCCCTAGACTTACCCAGTTATGTAAAGCTCTACATGTACCCAGAAACGTGTTTTCACCTATTCGTTCCCAACCACCTATTTTTTCAGGTGTACCCTGTCTAAAACGTATTTTATCACCATCATACCAACCACCTTCGTTAGTATATCTAGTGCCCTCTCGGTTTATACCACCTTTTAATAATACTTTTTGTAAAGGCATTATGTAACAGCCTCCATTCTTTTTACTAGTCTATCCGCTCTATTTGGCACTTGTCTTGCCCAAAGCGAATCTTTCATTTGTACAGATGCCTCTGTCCAATCTCCATTATCTATAGCTTTTTTCATTTTGTGAAAACGAGATAAACGAGGTCTACCCATATTAAACAACATGTTAGCTATAATTCTTTGTACTTCTTCTGGTAAATCATCAAAGTTATTATAGAGAAGTTTACATTCATCTATTGTTGTTTCTAAATCTTCTGCAAATAATATATCAACTCTTTCTACAGATACTGGATCACCTACCTCTAATTTGTTTTCTGGGTCTGTAGCTCTACACAAGTGACCCACACCACAAGTTTTGTAGCCGAGGTGGTCTAAATACACTTCATAAATGACACCCTCATCATTTTTAATTTCTTCTTTTAATTTATCTAAGTCCATCTTTTACCTGCTTTTGTCTTAAAGATTGTACGTGTTTATAGTAAAAATAATTACCGATCTTATTGAAAAGTTTAGCTAATCGCAACCAAGTCCACATCATTTTTTTCTAGCCTTTCTTATGGCTTCT